AGTACGATCCTACCAAAGAACTTAAGGAACTCTCTGACCTTGTGTACGTGATCTATGGTTACGCTAATGTACGGGGGTGGGACTTGGATGAGGCTGTACGTAGGGTACATGAGAATAACATTGGACGGTGTATTCAACCTGATGGTAGTATTAAACGTAGGGAAGACGGGAAGATTCTTAAGAACAAGGACTTCCCCAAGGTAGAACTAGGAGACTTAGTGTGAGTTGGAATAACGTAATCCCAGCTTGGTTAATCGTAGGGGATGGTATTATCAATCAGTACCACGAAGGTAGGTTGCGCCTAGACGTAGCTGAGAAGAAGTTAGATGACTTGGGTGTACCCCCTAGCATGAAACAACGGTTGTATGAAGATAAGGAGGATGTAACTTGAGCGCACTAGAAGACTACAGAGCCTACAGAGAAGCTAGAAAGAAACGGGAGCAAGCACTAGCGATACAGACTTGCTAGACATGGGTATTGCACGGTGTAATATCGAAACAGTTATTAAAGGGTACTACCACAAATGAGTAAATACAAGTCCAACCTAAACCCAATGTTCCGTAGCAAGTTTTCGGAAGACATCTTTAACCACAAATATCGACATGAGGGTGCAGAGACATGGGCTTCACTTTCTAAGACCCTTGTAGAAGACGTAATGTCTGCTGGTGGTGATGCAGTATCTAAAGAAGATAAAGACCAACTAGAGAAGTACATTCGGGAGCTTAAGTTCATCCCCGGTGGTCGCTACCTATACTACGCAGGTCGCCTTAACAAGTTCTTCAATAACTGCTACCTCCTTAAAGCTGAAGAGGATACCCGTGAGGATTGGGCTAATCTTTCTTGGAAGGCTGAGTCTTGTCTTATGACTGGTGGTGGCATTGGTGTAGATTACTCCGTGTACCGTGCTGAAGGTACCCCTATCCACAAGACAGGTGGGGAGGCATCTGGTCCAATCCCTAAGATGAATATGCTTAATGAGATTGGTCGTCGGGTTATGCAAGGGGGTTCTCGACGATCTGCTATTTATGCTTCACTAAACTGGCAGCATGGGGATATCGAAAAGTTCCTTAAGGCTAAGGATTGGGAGTCTATGCCAGTAGGTAAAACTGGTAAGACCCTGTGGGACATTAAGCAAGATGACTTTAACTTCCCAGCACCTTTGGATATGACCAACATCTCTGTGAACTACGACACTGACTGGCTACTAAACTACTGGAAGACAGGTGATGTTGGTAGTGTGTTCAAGCAGAATGTGCGTCAGGCAATGCAGACAGCAGAACCGGGCTTCTCGTTTAACTTCTTTGATAAAGAGAATGAGACACTACGTAACGCATGTACAGAAGTGACTTCTGAGGATGATAGCGATGTATGTAACCTTGGTTCCCTGAACTTTGGTCGTATTGAAAGCCTTGAAGAACTTCGGGATGTAGTGCGCTTGGGTACGATGTTCCTGATTTGTGGCACACTTAAGGCTCAACTGCCTTACGATAAAGTTTACCTTACACGGGCTAAGAATCGTCGGTTGGGTCTAGGGTTTATGGGTGTACATGAGTGGCTTATCAAGAAAGGTTACAAATATGAAGTCACCCCAGAGCTTCACCAGTGGTTGTCAGTTTATGAGGGTGTGTCAGACGATGTAAGCAAGAACTTTGCAGACCGCTTGAGTATTACACGTCCCGTGGCTAACCGTGCAGTAGCTCCTACAGGTTCTATTGGTATCCTAGCTGGCACATCCACAGGTATTGAGCCTATCTTTGCTGTAGCTTACAAACGGCGTTACTTGAAAGGCAAGGACCGTTGGGCTTACCAGTATGTTGTAGATAGTGCTGCACAAGAGTTGATTGAGTTCTACGGGGCTGACCCCAACAAGGTTGAAAGTGCTATTGACCTTGCGGACGACTATGAGAAGCGTATTAAGTTCCAAGCGGATGTTCAAGACTACGTGGATATGTCCATCTCATCTACAATCAACCTACCATCTTGGGGTAGCAAACTGAACAACGAGGGTACTATAGACAAGTTCTCTGATACCTTGGCGTCTTATGCTCACAGACTTCGCGGCTTCACTTGCTACCCAGACGGTGCTCGTGGTGGTCAACCACTGACTTCTGTACCTTATTCTGAGGCCGTCAGTAAGTTGGGGGAAGAGTTTTATGAGCACGTAGAGACGCACGATATTTGCGACATTAGCGGTTCTGGGGGGAGTTGTGGCGTTTGATAATCTACGAAGCAACTAATGTAACTAACGGTAAGGTCTACGTGGGCCTTACCACCACAAGCCTTAAACAAAGGAAGGGTTCTCACATTAGGTCTGCCAAGGCGGGTTCTGTGACGTACTTTCACAAAGCACCTAAGCATGTGTCTAAACTGCTTACTTAAATCAAAGGGAAGGTAAAGCATGTGGATTGTCATTACACAAGATGGATGTAGCTATTGTGATAAGGTTAAAGAACTGTTACTGGAGAAGGAGCAGAACCACTTCAGCTACAACCTAAGTTCTAGCAGCAGTAAATGGGTACTAACCCTTATGAAGAAAGCCAACCTAAAGACTGTACCTCAGGTATTCAAACCTGACGGCTCCCTAGTAGGTGGCTACACAGAACTTAAAGAAATCCTTACAGAAGGTCCACTATAATGGTCCAGCAACAACCTAAAGTAAAGACACAACGGGTTAAGACCAAGCACGATGATAAGAAGCAGCCTATCCACCTAGTACCTAAGAATGATAAACAAGGGGAATACCTAGAGGCCCTAAAGTCTTCTGACCAAGTTATTGTTTTCGGGCCAGCAGGTACGGGTAAGACGTATTGTGTAGCTACTTTTGCAGCTAACCAGTACCACCTAAAGAACGTAAACAAGATTGTGATTACCCGACCTCATGTAGCTGTAGGACGTGACATAGGCTTCCTTAAGGGTGACTTACATGAGAAGACTATGCCTTGGGCCTTACCAGTCTTAGACGTACTAGAGCGTCACTTGACCAAGGGTGTAGTAGAAACTGCACTACGGAATGGTAATATTGAGATTGCCCCTCTAGCACTTATGAGAGGACGATCCTTTGAGGATACTTTCGTTATTGTAGATGAGACACAGAACATAACACTGCAAGAAGTCAAGATGCTTGTTACTCGTATTGGGGAAGGCTCTAAGCTGGTTCTTAATGGGGATATACAACAGAGCGACTTGACAGAGACAGACGGACTGACTAAGTTGGTACACTACGCTAAGAAGTATATGCTACCTATCCCTATCGTTGAGTTTGGTATTGACGATGTGATCCGTAGTGATATATGCCGTTCATGGATAGAAGTTTTTACGAAAGAGGGGGTATAATGTATCACGCAACAATATGTGGGAGGGTGATTGGTCTAAGAGGTAAAACCCTTAAGACTTGGGACACCCACGATGGCTACAAACAGTTTGGAATGTATGCCACACAGGGCGCTAAAAAGAACAAGCAGGTCGGGAAATTTGTGTATGAATATTTCTATGGGCCTGTCGAGGATGGTTATGTGGTAGACCACATCAATAGTGATAGGTCGGATAACAGGTTAAATAACCTTCAAAAGATTACATACAGCGAGAATACTCAGAGGGGCTTGTTGGGAAAACTTAAGGGTGGAGATAAAGAGGAGATTAAAAGGCTTTATCAACAAGGTTGGCTACAGAAAGACATAGGTAAAAAGTTTGGTATATCTCAAGGGCGTGTAAGCAACATTCTAAAGGTGTTCACCGAGGAGGGTGTGTAGATGGAACAACTAGGAATAAACTACTCGGACTGCATCAAGACATCTACGGATATTGGTAAGAGCACTATTTACAACATTTGTGAGGGTGTACAGCATGTGGTCCCTTGGGGTAGTGCTGATTACCTAGCCTTTTTTGCAGTTGCGGGTTTGGCCCTTTTGATTAATGTAGTGGTGGTAGCTATAGTTTGGGTCACTCTGTCAGACAGTCCTTATTAAGTAAACGAAAAGGAGATACACATGAAACATAAGTTCAAAGTGGGGGATAAGGTGGTTTGCCTTAAGTCTGGGATTGGGGACGAGTGGTTCGTAGGTGATGTTGGGGTTGTGGTTCGTGTTTACCCTGGAGACTTTCTTGAGCAATACTACGAAGTAGACTTTGAAGGGCGTGCTCAAATATGTTATGAATTGCTTGATGACATGGTGCTTGCTGAAGAAGTTGACCCAATACCTGTCGTAGAGCCTGAAGACTTTCTTGAGCAACCCACAAACAACGTAAACAACCCAAGTCACTATGGGAATGGACAGATCGAATGTATTGATTACCTCGATGACTTTATGACTACAGAAGAGTTCATTGGGTACCTCCGTGGGAATATCGGAAAGTACATGCACCGCTGGCGTTATAAGAACGGCCTTGAGGACTTGCGTAAGGCTGAGTGGTACCTGAAGAAGCTAATCAGCGTAATGGAAGAAAAGGAGACTAA